AGGTTGAGGAGAAGGAGGTTGAAGAGTCCAAGGTTGAAGACAAGGTTGAGGAGTCCAAGGTTGAGCTAGACTCCGGCGATAAATCTACGCAGCCCACTCAGCCCGCTCAGCCCACTCAGCCCGCTCAGCCTACACAGCACACCATATATATCGATACGAAGCCTTCAGTGACATTTTCACAGGAGCATATAATGTTTGACTCCGATAATCTTGAAAACAACGAGATTCATGATATTCCATTCGCTGAGGCTGAGTTGAGAATGGACGACGACACAGAGATTGAATCGGTTGAAATTTCTGATGATGTACTCCCAATGGAGGCGGACGAAGAATTATAAACTAGCGACTTTATTCAAAGAGAAAAAGCCTCGCCCTCTGCGTTCGCCAATACCATATACAAAAATCCCAGCGGCTTAGAATGGAACCAACAAGCTCTCCAGGTTTCTGGATTGCAATTGCAATTGGAGGAGCCGTTATCGCCGCACTTAGTGCAGCCCAACAGTTTATGAAAGACAAGTCCGAACCATATTCCGAATTTAGTATAAAACCAGTTGCACGCGATTTCTGTATTGGTGCTTTCTTAACTGCCGCAATATACATGATGATCCCAGACTCCATACAATCCCTTTTAACACAGGCCAGTGGATTATTCAAGTCTTCCGGTACAGAGGTTGAATTACAGACAGGACCTGCTCGTTTCTAAAGGGGCGAATGCAAAAGCAAAAATTAAGAATTTGATTTCTTAATTTTCGCATTTTATATGAATAATCAACAAAACAAGGGATACACTGTTTCCCAATCGCCAGGCACATCAACCTTAAATCCACTAAATAATTCCTTGTGGATTTGTTCCTGCGGTTTCGCATTCATCACCTTATCAGTGATATGCTGATATAAATCAAAGTCTGGAAAGCGTTCCGTCCCATCCTCATCTCTTAGAACATTCTTGCCATCAGTATCTATCAGCCAAGACCATAGTAAGTTCCAAAGAGGTGATTCAGTTTCTCTGATCGTCCAGCCATCCTCCTGAGATAAGACCTGGCCCTCTAGATTTTCAACCGGCATGTCTGGAAAAAGAGCGTCTATTGTGCTAACCGCGAAACGACATAAATCAAATGAAGGATTTGGATATATAGTTCTACTTCTCCCATTCTTGATACATTCAAAGTTATATTGACCATCAGCATCTCCTCCAGAATTGTAATCGTCGCTGGCAAACCACTTAGATCCTACGCGGAATATGGAACGACCAAAATCAATGAGTCTCAGAATCTTGCCATACGTTGGAACTCTCCACACAGTTCCATCACGTGACTTGTAAAAAAGCCATGTTTCTTCTGTCTCAGTCCAGACAATATTATTGGTATGTAAATCATTGTGTGTAAATCCGAGAACCCCCTGTGCTGTACAAAGTGCCGCAATAATCTGGAAAGTCCAAGCTATCCACTTTGACTCCCATTCAGGTGATCCATGTCTAGCTCCAACGATGATATCATCCTCTAACATATCATCTATAACTCCCTGCATTCTTTCTTGAAAGATTAGCATTGTTGGATATGACTTATACTCAGAAAAGACCGAATGTTCATTATCACCAGATTCTGAGTCAGATTCAGATCCAGATCCAGATCCAGATTCTGAACCTGATTCTGATTCTGTAGCATGTGTCTTAAATGAATGAATACTCTCAAGTTCTACATTTGTTTGACCATTATTAAGTGACGCAAGACTCTCATGACTATCCTCTGAACCGTCGGTGCTGTATGTAAAGGCGGTTGATCTCATTGAACTTGTTGAAGGTGTTCCGAATAACTTGGAGTCTACAGATTCATCATCGTCCCGTTCTATGTATAGGTCAAAGTCTCCAGCACGACGACGTGCCCAGAAATCTCGGTAACGTCTATAACTTGCGAATTCGTCCGTGATATTGTAGCGATAGGTATCGGCAATTCCCTTGAATCCACCATAAAACAAGCAGAAATGTGGAGAAATCTTGCGTTCGCGAAGCTGTCCCAAAAGGTAGTTTGCGAGGCAATCTATATAGGCCTGATTCATAGGATTATCGAGTTTATCAGATAAACGTCTAGCACCCTTTTCTGGGTGCTTGTAGTAATTCTGAATGCTACGAATCGGGTCAAGAAGATGAGTTACCTTGCAAAACCCCTTCACTGTCTTCTTTGACACAGTCTCCAAAACACAGTCGCCGCTTCCCTGAAATGCCTTCAGTCTGCCGAAAAGATTATCAGAATTGAGTTGGCCTTCTGAGTCTGACAAATTGTCAAGGCCCAAGAATTCCTTGATTATCGGTGTAATAGAAGTTATGTCTGAATATCCTGCGATTACTGGTACTCTAGAATACTTTCTCCAAACGGGCGGGGAAACTTGTATATCTTGGGTTAAACAAGAATCCATCTACGATTTCTTCGGGGTTTGAAGATTAGAACATATACGCACTCAAGCGATAAAAAGACAGATTTATTTTTGTATTGCGTATCAGTTGTACAATGACTGATAACAGTGCCGCCTTGAATGTTGGTATCCGGAAGTTCGATATGAAAATGATTCCGCAGGATGCAGTATGTGTTTTTATCGGTCGCCGTCGTACAGGTAAATCAACACTTGTTCGCGATCTCTTGTATCATCACCAGGAAATGCCTCTTGGAACCGTTATTTCAGGAACAGAAGAATCAAATCAGTTCTATAAGAAACTCATTCCTCCACTTTTCATTCATGGCGACTACACTCCAGTTGTTATTGCAAATTTCTGTAAACGTCAGAAGTTTGTAATGGCCAAGATTCAAAAAGAGATTGAGCAATTTGGAACAGGTCGTACTGATCCTCGTGCTTTCTTAATTATGGACGATTGTCTATACGACGATTCATGGCTCCACGATAGAAATATCCGGTATCTTTTCTTGAATGGCCGTTGGCTAAAGGTCTTCTTTTTGATTACTATGCAGTATCCTCTTGGTATCCCTCCGATGTTGAGAACAAATGTGGATTATTGCTTTATCTTGAGAGAGCCGTATGTGACTAACAGAAAACGTATTTTTGATAATTACGGAAGTGCTTTTCCCAGCTTTGAGTTTTTCTGTCAGGTGATGGATCAGTGTACTCAGAATTACGAATGTATTGTCATGAATAATAATTCTCAGAGTAATAAACTGGAAGATATCGTTTTTTGGTACAAGGCTGAAATGCACGGGGAATTCCGTATTGGTGCCCAGGAATTCTGGAACCATGCGATGAATAACTCAAAGGATAAGGATGAAGATAATGAATACGATGCTAATGCTGCTAGACGCTTGAAGGGGCCGATGATTCAGGTTCGCAAGTATAGCCCTAACTAGAGAATTCTTCACACGTCTAGATAGTAATGAAGGACTTGGGGTATTGCTTGGCACTAATATTCGCACTTGGCCTTTTGCTTGTATTTATGGGCGGCCCTCTTTCCGAAGGATTTGAGTCAGCGATTCGTTGTGGTGTTGATAGTCCCTGTAATGGCCATTTGAAGTGTATCAATGGCTTCTGTGCAAATACAGAGCCTGTTGGCGTTGTTGAAAAGGATGAAGTTCCTCTTCTTTCTCCAGGATCACCCGCACCGTATTTTTAGGGGCGGTTAATAGAATGAAGAGGGCTATCAAGGCGGTTACATGGTATGCGATAATTGGCCTTTTAGTTGCGGTTGCACTTCTACCGATGCTTAAGGCTGCGGCTCCTCAGTACTTCCCAAGCATGTCTGGCTTTGCGGACATGAGCTGCCAAGGTGTCACATGCGGCGAGGGACAGTTCTGCCAGGACAAGAAGTGCATGAATGTTATGCCTCCAGGAACAGTTCCTGAGGGCAATGAGTAACGTCAAGTACCGAATTTAAGAACCCCTCACTTCGTTCGGCGGCCTTAAATTCTTGATACTTGCCGTCATTCCCGAAAATACAAAAATTAAGAACTAGAGTTCTTAATTTTCGTATTTGACGGTAGTCCACAAGTCCACAGGTTAATATATAACTGGATTCCAGTTAATTATTAACAACCCTTTTTACACATCCTCGGCCTTGGCCTCAGCCTTGGCCTCCTTTTGCATCTTTCTCTGGATTACAAGATCGGCAGGGCCTGAAAACATGCCATCATACTGT